AAGCTCTGTCATGTAGTTCTACAGCTTCTTGTATTTGTTCATAGGTTGTGAGACCATTGTACATCATGTAGAACAAGTTCTGTATGAGTGACTTCCTCTTAAGAAGTTTCTTATCTTCTTTAGTGATTTTTTCATCAATCAATTGACTTAAGAAAGATGCAAGATCAATAAAGGTATCTCTGATTCTAATTTGTTCAGCAGAACTCAAGAAATCACTCTTGTAAAGTTTGGTCTTTGATGATTGTGTAATAGGTGAGTATGTGGTATTAATTACTTCATCCTCATCGTTACGTTCATCTGTTTTTACGTTCAAAACAAAATCAAGACAATCAACAATCCAGTCATCACCACAGTAACGTTTCTTGAAGTTCTTGAACATATGTCCAAGTAACTCTGGAATTTCTGAACGAAGTGATCTAACGTAATCTGCCCAAGGTGAATTGAGTGCGTTACGAATCTCTTGTGGATTCGGAAATACACCACTGTTAGTGTTTAAAAATACATCTGATAGTCCATCATAACCGATTTGAGTATACTCACTAATAATAATGAGTCTGTTCAAAAGCGTACGTTGAACTGCTTTGGGTAAGTCAGAAAACTTGTTCTTGTTACGTTGTACTGTGAATACTGAGATGGAGTGATCTTGAGGATCTCTGATATATCCATATCTACCCTCTGGGATTGAGTAAACTCCATTGATCAAATTGATCAAGAACTGAAGACGATTGTTTCCGTCTAATACGATATACTCAAGTCCAGCTTCTATGATGGGTTCATATATGTATGAGATAACTCTGTCATCTGGAGCAACTTGTTGAAGTTTGTATAGTGCGTTTTCTACATCCACTATAACAATTACACCTTCAACTCTGTCCATACACAGAGATATAAAAAATTTCTTTTGGTCATCTTTTGACCATGACTCAGGACGTTGGAAGTTTTCTGGTGCTACGTTTAATGCGTACTTAACCACGACCTGTTGCAACCCCATTATGTTTGGTGTCTTCTTAACTACTATGGGTTCTCCACCATGAGTAGAATCAGAGTTAAAGGGTTGATGCCCATCCAAAAACGGAATAGGACTTTTGGGCAACTCGTAAGAGTTGGACATAGGACTTCTCCTTTGCGATGCACAAACTGTGTGCTTATCAGTCTATAGCTAATACTCTATAAAAACATCGTCTCAGTGTGTTAGAGAAAATGTGAATATCAGATAGTGTGTTAATCTGATATACTAATTATGGCACAAAAAAAGGCCAATCGCAAAGATTGACCTTAAATGTTTACAAACCGTAACAATTAGTCATCATAGACTAAACAATGTGAGTTTGTTGGGTGCTCCTCGCACTCCTTATCCCAATAGGATTTCTTATCCTTGGCAGTTCGTTTGATGTCACTAAGGGCATCTTTGATAACTGTGAATGGTGTTCTGAGTTTCATGATACACCTCCTTAGAGCCAGTCTTTTCTGGAATGATGTTCGGGAACAACTTTACCTACTGTAACTGTAAGTAAACCATCCTCGAACTTCACATCTCTAACTTCTGTGTCGTCAGAAATGTGGAATGCTCTGCTGAAAGATCTTTGAGCAAGACCTTGATGAGCATAATCTGCATCCTCCTTCTGTTCCTTATTTCCTTCGATCATCAACTTACCATACTCAGTGTAAACTTTAACTTCTTTCTTCTTGAATCCTGCTAGAGCAATCTCTAGTCTAGATTCCACGTTGTTTACATGAACAATGTTGTAAGGTGGATAATTGCATGTGGTTGTTTCATTGAAGAAACGGTTAAGGTAATCTTCCATTCCTAGACTGTTCTTGGATATCTTATCCAATAAGTCTGGAAGATTCGCAGCGTGATACCTTGCTAAGTTCATAGTTTTGCCTCCTTTAAAAGCGAGATTTGATTAGGTGGATCCTTTCGGCATCCACTACTAATTATACACCAAGACAAGAAAAAGGGGATGTTGAATCCCCTACATTCTTATTCGGTTTCCTGCGTCTTAGTCTTTTTACCTATATTATACTTTTGCTCCAGAATCCAATCTCCCTTATCTTTATAAGAAAGCACTTTGATTTGATTCAGTGGTGCAATGTCTGCAACTGATCCTTCTTTTACAATAGTAATCAATCCCCAGTCTGCTAAGAGACGAGTGATACGATTTCTACGTTGAACATCGTTAATAGTAAGGTTAGCATGTTTTCCGTCTAAAGCAAACAGCTCCTTGAAGTGTACTATAAAATATTTACCTTGTTTATGTAAAATATGACACGACTGATATAATTTCTTTTCCTTTCTCGATGCTACACCAATTCTTGTGAGTGTTTCCCTAACTTTTAGAAAATCATCTGGTTCATTCAAGATGACCTCTAGCATTTGATCTTGTGACCACTCTATGGTTGGTTCAACCGTCATAGTCATTTGTTTCCTCCAATGTCAAGTCGTTGTTTAATAAAGTTAATTTGGTCAGGTGTTAATATTTTCAAAGCATTAGATGCTTTTTCGTTACTGTAACCATAGTATTGTTTGACGATTTCAAGATCCGTGACTTTATCCTTACGGAGCCAGGGAGAAAATCTTTTCTTTTTCCTAAGTGTATTTAGATAAAAAGAATATTGAAGATCCTTATCTAGGTTAGGAAACTTATTCATCTCATTGGCAAACATGACACAATCAATATGACCAGATAGACAACGATTGATAATATATGGAGGATATTTGTTGATAGCATCAGGATCTTCAGCGATCAAATCTTCTTTTGTAAAGTTGATAGAATTCAACCAATCTTTTAGTTCAGTCATTTGTTTTCCATATCTAATTTTTGTTGTTCTAATCTTTTTCTTTGACTCTCTTCATAATCATCTTTGAAACAAAGTTCTTGACATATTGGTTCTGGCCATGGATTAAGTGCTAATGAAATTCTATCCCCAATATAATTCTCTTCTACGTTATGACGTATGCCTGGCCCAAATACAACTAATCTATTTGTCTTTGGTATAATTATTTGACCATCTTCAAACTCCAATCTACCACCCTTTAAATCATCATCTACATAAGGATAATAAACCATTGAACAAAGTGGATAAGAAGTTTTATTTTGTGTTAAATTCATTCTGTCATCTTGGTCGCAGTGCCATCCTGCAGGACGAGTATTAATACGAATCCATGTTTCATATCCGATAGCAGATGATATATCAATATATTTACCACCTATTTCCAGTAGAGTCATACATTCTTTTTTGCATGGATGATCTTGATCCCAATCAAACCAATAGATATCCAGATCATCTACAGGAGTAGCCCACTTACCATCATTCTCTACAGCACTTCTACAAACAGAAACATTAGAATCTTTATCTAAAGCATTGTCAATAACATGAACATCAAATTTTTTCATTTGCTTATTGTATATGAGGGAGGAATGTGATGATCGTTCCAATGTCGAATATTACCACCGACAATAAAACAGTTCGTAATAATTAATTGCAGGAAAATAAAGGTTCGGATAATGGCAACAAAGTCTGCCTCTTTATCGTTCTTACCTGATTTGTCACCTAGTGCCTTTGCCCAGATTCTCCACACTTTTTTCATCGTATTATTTGAATATCTTTATCTTCTGTCCAGAGTTCGACCTCGTTTCTAAATCTACCCTCAGACTTTAACTTTTCATATCTTTTACCTGCTTTCTTTTTCCACCACGAAATAATATTATCAAGGTAAAACTTATCCCAGTTCTGACCACGAATTAGTTTATCCTGTTCACCAAGTAATACTTCACGAACATTCTCATAACCATAATCAGATGAATATGATCTCTTTCTTTGTGTAAGTCCAAATGCATTCTTAAGAACTCTATCTAATTGATTTAGTTTTTCTACTTGACCATATTCTTTTAATGAATTCTTAGTCCATGAAATCATTCTAGTTTGCCTTTTCATTTTTTTGGATGAAACATAACTAGGTGTTACAGGATTATTATCATTAATTACAGTAAATCTATCATGCAATTTGTGAAATGCTCTATCATGCAGTAAAGGAAGAAATTTACTATCAGTTAATCCTTTAAATCTAATAAAAGGTTTCAGACCATCATACTGAGATGCAGATGTTGTAGATCCATATAGTGAAGTAGTCTCGAACCATGCAATATCTTTTTCAAATACTTCATTTAATATCTCTCTTGCAAAATGAGATACGCACATTAATGCGAGAAGTTTTCCACCAAGACAATTATATCCAAAAGGCTGAGACGGAACAATTGCAAATCCCATTGCAGCATGACGATTGAATATAGAAAGATTTGCGGGTTGACCTAACCATTCATTTCTTGGTTTTGAATTAATAGTTGGAGATCCAAAACGAATGAATCCTACTATCTTCATAGTATTTTTCTCATAGACAATCCAACGTAATTCTCTACCAGGAATATTCTTCTCAATAATTGCAGATGATGTTGCTGTTAAAAGTTCATGATAGTATGCTTGAGGAACTGATTGTTGAAATCTTTCTCCAACAAACTTAACCTCAAAATCCATATCCTCTGGGTGAATATCTTCATCTAAGAATTCATCCTTCAGAGAAACAATTGAGTTACCTCTTTCTTTAATTGCTGCCTCTTTTGTAAAACGAATATAATCTTCAATAGTTTTAAATCTATTAAAGTAATTAATAAATTCATCAGCAGCCCATAATGCATCTACTTCACTAATAATCATCGTATAATCATTTCATCCTGATAGAATCTTGGTCTTGATTCATATGGAGGAATTATGTCTGGTATTTCTATCATAACAGGTGCGTCAAGAACTCTTTGAATAGTATTTGCCATTCTTCTAAATCCTGATCCCACATAAATTTGTCCTGCTACAACTGCAAGAGTTGCAGATCCCCAGAAAATGTAATACCATCGACTCTTCATTTGTGCTCTAATTTTTTCTCGTTTTGAAATAAGTTTTGGTCTTGCACCAAATTTAGATTTAAACTCTGAGTTAGTCATTTAAAATAAGTCTCCATAATTGAATAGTAAGCAACAAAACCTGATAGTATGCCACTTAAGAATAGTGCTGCTCCTAAGAACCCCCAACAATTCATTTGAACTCACACTCCACCATAATCTCTGTCAGACATGCTAATAGATTTATTTCTTGATCTGCTACGAAGGCAACTTGGTATTGATACTTAGCAATAACAAGAACAGCAGCAGGGATGGAAGTAGATACCAAGGTAGTGAAAAGATTATCGTAAATATGACGCAATAAAACAGTAGGATCGTTATCCAAGTTATTGACACACCATTTACGAACCTCCGAAAAGTTTTTCTTCTTAAGATTTTTAATAAGTTCATTTGTTTTTACCTCACTAAACGTTGCAAGAATACCACTATCTATTTTACCTCCAACTGAATATCTCTGACACTCATTTAATATTCTTCTCCAATCAGGAAAATGTTTATTAATCAACTCTGCAAGAACTTTAGAATCATATTCTATCTTTTCTAATTCTAATATTTGCTGTAATCTTTTGAAAAACAATCCTGCGATTGCTATTTTTTCTTTACCCTTAATAGAAAACTCAACAACACTGCAGCGTGAATGTAAGGGGCTAATAATCTTGTTTTTGTAGTTGCAAGTGAAGATGAATCTACAGTTGCTTGAGAACTCCTCAATAGACGCTCTAAGGAGGAGTTGTACGTCGGCAGTGGTATTGTCTGCTTCGTCGATGATAATGACTTTGTGACTTGCCTGAGACGTAAGAGAGACTGTTGACGCGAAGTTCCTCGCGTTGTTCCGAACAGTGTCGAGAAACCTGCCCTCATCCGATCCATTAATGACATAATAATCAACTCCTAATTCTTTACATAATGCTTTTGCCACCGTGGTCTTACCAATACCAGGTGGGCCTGATAGCAGCATATTTGATATCTCACCTTGTCTTACAAAATCTTGAAAAGTCTTCTTGATATTGTCAGGGAGAATACATTCATCAATAGTTTGAGGTCGATACTTTTCAACCCAAATAAAATCACTCATATCATACCAAATAAAATTAAACCAAAAGCAACAAATACCATGATGCCCATACTGATGACAGTATTATAGAACCATCTTGGTATTTTGTCACTACCCTCACTCATAACCAATTCGGTTTGCGGGATGGGTCACGAAGATAATTAGATGCAGCCCAAGGTTTGGATGCGATATAACGTTTATAAGCAGTAATAGTGTCAATGCTTGAGTCATATTTGTACTCATCGGGCATAGCTCTCGCGAAAGGTGTAGTCTCTCCACTCGACTGTGGAAATATTTGTGCAGCATGCTCTAGTGTATGCTGACAACTATGTATTTTACCATACCTATGCGTATATTCATAGCACAGTGCAAGACCATGCTCTATCAACCATCTATAATTTTCTTGTGCCCATATTGTGCATGGGTGATTACGAAACGCACCTTTCTCTGTAAGGTATGATGTTCCGTCTATCTTAGGTAGTTTACCAAAACCATGACCCCATTCTTTAGATGCTACAATAGCAAGCATCTGACAACTTT